GATTCGAAGAAACTTTGAAATCGGAGATCCTAAAAAAGAAAAGATTCAATATTTCGTTCACTTTAAATTTTTACCGGGCTTGGGCTTTTACGGCTTTGGCTTAATTCATATGATTGGCGGATTGTCACGAACAGCAACCGCTGCACTTAGACAATTGCTGGATGCAGGAACCTTGGCAAATTTACCTGCAGGATTCAAAATGCGTGGAATTAAAATGAGGGACGAAGCACAATCCATACAACCGGGAGAATTCAGAGATGTTGATGCACCCGGTGGAAATTTAAGAGATGCATTCATGCTGCTTCCATTCAAAGAACCCTCTCAAACCTTACTAGCTTTAATGGGAGTCGTGGTACAAGCAGGACAACGATTCGCTTCAATAGCGGACCTGCAAGTGGGTGATGGGAATCAACAAGCAGCTGTGGGCACGACTGTAGCCTTGTTGGAAAGAGGCTCACGAACGATGTCGGCCATACACAAAAGATTGTATGCTGCCATGAATAAAGAATTTAATTTACTTTCAAGAGTTTTTAAGCGTTATCTACCACCCGTATACCCATACGATGTTGTTGGAGGTCAGAGACAAATTAGGAAAATGGACTTTGATGACAGGGTAGATATTCTGCCAGTTGCAGATCCAAACATTTTCTCTCAAACTCAGCGTATCTCCCTTGCGCAAACGGAACTGCAATTGGCATCGTCAAATCCAAAAATGCACAACCAGTATGAAGTCTATCGAAATATGTACGAAGCGTTAGGCGTTAAGGATATTGACTTAATTTTAAAAAAACCACCAGCACCGATGCCAAAAGATCCGGCGCTCGAGCACATTGATGCTTTGGCAGGAATGCCTTTTAGGGCTTATCCGGGTCAAGATCACCGTGCGCATATTACTGCGCATTTAAACTTTCTGGCAACGAATCTGGTAAGAAATGCACCGATGGTGATGGGAGCCGTTGAAAAGAATTGCTTGGAGCACATTTCGCTGATGGCGCAAGAACAAATCGAATTGGAATTTAAAGATGAACTGCCACAACTTATGCAAATGCAACAACAAGCACAGAGGAATCCTCAATTAGCTCAACAGAATCCGCAGATGCAACAACAGATGCAGCAAATGCAACAAAAGATTGATGCAAGAAAAGCAGTCTTAATTGCAGAAATGATGGAAGACTTTATGAAGGAAGAAAAGAAAATTACTTCTCAATTTGACCATGACCCAATTGCTAAGTTAAGATCTAGAGAACTGGATATCAGAGCGCTTGACAATGAAGCAAAACGAAGAGATGCTGAACAAAAACTTAATTTAGAAAACATGAAGGCGATGATGAATAAGGACATTCAAGAAACTAAAATCGATCAGAATGAAGAACTCGCAGAACTTCGAGCAGATACATCCATTGAAAAACAAGAAATGGCGAATGCGAATAGAATTAAAATTGCAAAAATGAAACCAAAAGGAGGACAATAATGACAAGAGGAGTAGGATACGCACCACTTGGAAAATCGAAAACGATTGCTACACCGGATGCAAATAGAAATAACAAACCGGTGGCAAAAAGTGGTGACAAAAAAGACACAAATCCCGTTAAACGGGGAGCTGTCGTTGCTGCTCGACCACAAAAACCAGTAACCTGGACATAGTATGTGGTTTGGATTAGCAAAAATGGCGCTTCAGGCGGGAGGCAAAATATACGCCAATCGTCAGAGGACAAAAATAGCCATGTCGGATGCACAACTCATGCATGCACAGAGGATGGCCTCTGGTAAGGAATCTTACCAGGGCAAACATTTAGAAGCCCGTCAAAACGACTGGAAGGACGAAATAGTTTTGACGATATTAACGTTGCCTATCATAGTGCTCGCATGGGCAGTATGGACCGATGATCCGAATGCAATGGTCAAGATAAACATCTTTTTTGAGCATTTCTCGAATCTGCCAAAATGGTTTACAAATTTATGGATACTTGTAGTTGCCAGCGTTTTTGGTATAAAGGGTACACAAATTTTCCGTAATGGAAAATCTAATAAAAAATAATGACTGATTTAAAAGCTCAAGAAAAATTAACTAACAGTAAAGGTTGGAAATTTGTGAAAAACTATGCTAAAGAAAAAAAAGAACAACTTACAACTAAAGCTAAAAATGTACTGGGCGGCGTTGACGTCGTTGTTAAAAAATTAAAAGGTAAAAAATAAGGAGGAAACAACATGAGAAACGATCATAAATCCTGGAAGACAGGCGTACGAGTTGCTAAACAATTCGGTGGAGCACTTGCTGGTCGATTAGGCGCAGCAGCTAGACCAATTGCTAGAACACTTGGTTATAAAAAAGGCGAACGCGTTTATAAAAAAGGCGGAAACGCTAAATAGTGGGGACCCAGCCTGTTAAAGTAATTAAGAAAATTAAACCTGAATTAGGTTTAAAAAAGACTATAGAGTATTTAAAAAAGGTAAAAATTAAAAGATTAAGGAAGAAATAATGCCTTTTAAATCAGAAAAACAAAGACGTTACATGCATGCGAACCTTCCAAAAATCGCACAGCGATGGGAAAAGAAATATAGTACAGGTGGCAGTGTAACTGAGCCCTATATCGGAAGTTATATCAAAGGAGATTTAGGCGGCGTGAAAGTATCAAATCCAAGTTTGTTGAATTATTATAAAAAGTTAATTTAATGGATCCCTTAGTTATCGTTGCTAAGCTACAAAAAATCATCCGAGACAATCTTCAAAGAGTTGGTGACGCTATGATCAGTGGTGGTGTTGACAATATGGAAAAATACAACTATATGTTGGGACAGGCACGTACTTACCAGTATATGCTTCAGGAAATCTCTAACCTGCTAAAAGCAAAGGAGCAAAAAGATGAACAAGGAAACATTATCGACATCGGACAAGGAAGTTCCAAAACAACGAAACGCCCTTGAAGAAAAATACAAAGAACCTTTAAATCCAGAGAACATTCAAAGATCCCAGCTCCCCGCTCCTAGCGGCTGGAGACTACTCGTCTTGCCCTTTTCTCCACGAGAAAAGACTAAAGGCGGACTTTTGATTGCACAAGAATCATTAGATAAATTACGAATCGCAACGAACTGCGGTTATGTCGTATCGATAGGACCATTGGCCTATCATGACAAGGAAAAGTTTCCAACGGGACCGTGGTGCAAAACAGGAGATTGGGTTGTATTTGCACGTTACGCAGGATCAAGATTACCCATCGAAGGCGGCGAAGTCCGTATCTTAAACGATGACGAGATTCTAGGAACGATTAAAGATCCAGAAGCCGTACTTCATCATAACTAACCATAGGAGAAACTATGCCAAAAGAAGAAAAAACAGTTGATATTGATACAACCGGCCCAGGCGCGGAAGTCAATATTGAAGAAGAAAAAAAAGAAATAGAAGTAGTTGAATCGGTAAAAGAAGAACCGGTAGAAGAGAAAAAAGAAGAAGTTAAGGAAGAAGTTAAAGAAGAAAAACCAGTAGAGGAAAAGAAAGAACTAGAACAATACAGTGAAGGTGTTCAAAAAAGAATTTCGAAACTAACGAAAAAATGGCGTGAAGCGGAACGGCAAAAAGAAGCCGCTTTGGATTATGCCAAAGGCGTTCAGTATGAACATTCTCAATTAAAGACCAAGTTTTCAAAATTAGAGCCTAATTATGTGAAAGCTCTTGAAAACAGAGTAACCGCTGGAATGGATGCGGCTAAAGCTAAACTTACTACGGCAAGAGAAGCTGGCGATATTAATGCTGAAGTTGATGCACAAAAATCAATTGCACAACTCGGTATTGAAGAAGTCCGGTTAAACGCTTTAAAAGACAGACAGTCTCAAGACAAAGAAAAGGAAGTAAAAACACCTACTTTACAAGATACTGTCGGAAGAACTCCACCACCAGATCCAAAAGCTGAAGCATGGGCCGAAAAGAATGCATGGTTTGGGAAAGACAATGCTATGACCTATACGGCTTTTGATTATCATAAGAAACTAACGGAAGAAGAGGGCTTCGATCCTAATTCAGATGAATACTATGCTGAAATAAATAAACGAATGCAACTTGACTTCCCGCATAAATTTGGTAAGACTGATTCACAGGAATCGACTAAACTAACACAAACAGTAGCTTCGGCGAAGCGAAGTGTAAATCCTAGTCGCAAAACTATCAGGCTCACATCATCTGAAGTTGCAATCGCCAAAAAATTAGGTGTGCCACTTGAAGAATATGCGAAACAATTAAAAATCATGAAGGAGGTATAAGCATATGAGTAACGAAAAAATTAAAACTTCCCGTGCGAGTCAAACCAGAGAAAAAACTGTTAAAAAAGCTGTTTGGACTCCCCCATCATCTTTAGATGCACCCCCTGCGCCTGCAGGATTTCATCACAGGTGGATAAGAGCTGAAACTATGGGCTTTACAGATACAAAGAACATAGCCGGCCGATTAAGATCAGGATACGAGCTTGTAAGAGCTGATGAATATCAAGGATCTGAATATCCAGTGGTGACGGAAGGCAAATACAAAGGGGTAATCGGAGTTGGTGGCCTATTGCTGGCAAGGATACCAGAAGAGATCGTCAAAGCGCGCGATGAGTATTTTAGAAAAATTACTCAAGACAGAGACGACGCGGTTGAAAGCGATCTTATGAAGGAACAGCACCCAGGAATGCCGATCAATGCTGAAAGGCAGTCCCGTGTAACCTTCGGTGGTACTAAGAAAGACTAATTTATTAGCGATTCTTATCCAACGAAATTAAAGTAAACCGTAAACCACGAATAGTGGTTTACAAAGGAGAAAAAAACTATGGCAAATCAAGACGCAGCTTTTGGTTTCAGACCTACAAGATCACTTGTGGGTGGACAAATCAGAACTGAAGAGTACAAGATCGCCAACAACTACAACACAGCAATTTATACTGGTCAAGTAGTTGAAGCTGTCGCAGCAGGTGGTATTGAAGCAGCAGCAGCTGAAGACACACAAGTAGCAGGTGTTTTCGGTGGCGTATTTTATAGTGACCCAACAACAAATAAACCAACATGGAGCGCTTATTATCCAGCAAGCACAGCAGCTGCTGATCTTAAAGCATCCGTATATGCAGACCCAGAGATCGTGTATGAAGCACAGCATAGTGGTACAGGAACAGCAGCAATGAATAATTCAGCAATGGATTTTGCAGGTGTATCTGGAAGTACTATTACTGGCCAATCAACTTCAGAATTAGATACGTCTAATTCTGGAACAGGTGGTAACTTCAAACAAATCGGAATCTCAACAGATCCCGATAACAGCGATACAAGTTCAGCAAACTGTAATGCTTATTGCGTTGCAGCTACTGGTCTTCATATCTTTAAACTAACAACCGGCGTATAATAGGAGTATATAGACAATGGCAATATCACGAGCACAACTAGTTAAAGAACTAGAACCTGGTCTAAATGCACTATTTGGGCTGGAATACAAAAACTATGCTAACGAACACTCACAAATTTTCGATACAGAAAATTCAGACAGAGCTTTTGAAGAAGAAGTTATGTTATCTGGATTCGGAAATGCGGGTGTAAAACCTGAAGGTTCAAGTGTTAACTACGACGCAGCAACTGAAACTTTCACGGCTCGTTATACGCATGAAACCCTTGCTTTAGCGTTTTCAATTACTGAAGAAGCGATTGAAGACAATTTGTATGACAGACTCGCGTCTCGTTATACAAAAGCATTAGCTAGATCTATGGCTAACGCGAAACAAGTTAAAGCGGCAAACGTTCTTAATAGAGCGTTTAACAGTTCATACACTGGTGGAGATGGTTTAGAACTTTGTTCACTAGCACACGTAATTGTTGCTGGTACTGAGCAAAATGAACTAACTACTGCAGCAGACTTAAACGAAACTTCATTAGAGCAAGCAATGATTGACATTGCAGCGCTAACTGATGAAAGAGGTTTAAAAATTGCAGCTCAAGGAAGAAAAATGATTGTTCCTTCGGCGCTACAATTTACTGCTGAAAGATTATTAAAATCTGTCGGTAGAACTGGAACAGCTGATAATGATATCAGTGCTGTTGTATCTATGAATGTGATTCCACAAGGTTATGTGGTTAATCACTATTTAACAGATACAGACGCATGGTTCATTAAAACAGATGTTCCTAATGGACTAAAACACTTTGTTAGAGCACCAATCAAAACCGCTATGGAAGGCGATTTTGAAACTGGTAACGTTAGATACAAAGCTAGAGAAAGATACAGCTTCGGCTGGTCTGACTGGCGTGGTGTCTTCGGATCACCAGGTGCGTAATTAACATTATACTAAGGGGCGGCCTTAAAACCGCCCCTTTTTTATTGCAAAAAAGAAATATTATGGAAAAAAAATTCAGAATACAGATACGAGCCTATGGCTATTGTACTGATTTTATCATCAAATCTAAGGATGATAAGGAAGCTATTGAGAAAGCAATACTTGACAAAGTAGGACAAAAAGATGTAAAGTGGGAAAAAGATGGATTTAGTGATTCATTAAGGAGTAAATGGATAACTTATGAGGAAGTTATAAATGACTCAAGACCTATACACTATGAAACGGTCCTTGGAACTCGAGTGGCATCAAGAGCACCTGAAGGAGGGCAAGTATAATATTAATATGTCTTATATTGATAAAAGAATTCAGGAAATTGTTAAAGAGATTATTGCCAAAGAGTTTGAAGAAGCAACTCGTCTTGAACACATTCAAGACGCCAAGCCCGAAGTTTCGATAGCCACTTAAGCGCTATCAAAAATCAACTTTTTACTACAAGATCACTTGCGCCAAATTCTAATTTGGGGTATAGCTTTATTACTATACAATTAATTAGAACGTAGACGCGTATAGTCGACGGCCTAGAGACTGCGTTCATTAACTAGGAGGATTATAATTATGGCAAAAACAAACTTCGCTGGTCCGATAACGACTGGCAGATTTCAATCTAATGGTGCAACTCAAGTTAGAACAGCTCAGTTCTTACAGAACTCAGCTCAGTTTCCTATTGACTATGCCTATTTTGAAGCAACAACTGATGCTGATAGACTAGCAACAGCAGCAAATAACCCTATAGGAGCTCAAACGGTGACGCTTGAATCAGTAGCAGGAACAAATGTTTCTGGTCTGACTTTCGGTGGTGGTATTCCTGCAATGGTTTTCACGCTTACATCGACAGCTGATGAACGAGCACTTACATTTAGTGTTACAGGAACAGACTGTAATGGATTTTCGCAAACGGAAGATATTACAGGTCCAAACGCAACAACTGTAAGTTC